GCCTCGCTTGAGGCTAGTGTTGTTCGTATTGACGGCGATGGGAGCCGCAAGGTTATCGACACACATCCTGTGCATCGGTTGATTAGCCGTAACCCCAACGAGTATATTAACGCATACGACTTCTGGCAGCTTATCGTCAGCGACGCCTTGCTTCATGGATGCGGTTACGCCTTTATTGATCGCACCAATGGCGAGATGTTTTACATCCCAGCCGTCCGCATCAGCCACACCATTGACCAGCACACTGGCAAAAAGTATTACAGCTACGACGGAGCTCCAGGCCCCGTACCTCAGCGCGACATGCTCGAGATCCACGCCTTTCGCGGCCTGAATCCAACGCATACACAGATACAGAACTTTACTACGGCCAAGGCCGTGCAAGACTTCGGAGCAAAGTTCTTTGAGAATGGCGGCATGATGGGTGGAATCCTCTCTACCAAGGAGCACATGAGCCCGGAGCAGATTCAGCAAGCGCAGCAAATGTGGGAGCGGGAGTATATGGGGAGGCACAACGCGCATAAGATTGCCATCCTTGGAGGAGGGTTCCAATACCAGCCGCTTTCAGTTTCTCTCGATCAGCTTCAATTCCTTCAGGTCAAGAAATACACTACTGAGGAGATTGCCCGTATCTATTCTGTTCCCCCCGCCATGATTGGTTTGGAGGGCAACACGGCATATAGCAACTACGAGCAGCAGGTCTTGCAGTTCCAGCAGGGCACCATCCTCCCGTGGGTTCGCCGCATCGAGCAAGAGGTCGAGCGTAAGATGCTCGCTGAAGACCCTCGCCTCCATTGCGTCTTTAACGTGGACACCATGCTTCGCGCTGACAGCACCTCCCGTGCTCAGTTCTATCACAGCATGCTTTCTGATGGTGTTATGTCAATCAACGAGGTCAGGAGTAAGGAGGGGCTTGGCCCTGTTGATGGCGGTGACTCCCACCACATCCAGCTCAACACGATTCCTCTTGAGCGCATGCAGGAGTATGCCGACAAGGTAACGGAGAAGCCTGAGCCACAACCCGTTCAAGACGTTCCCAATGCCTGATACTTTCGGTGGATACCCAGACAGCGCTAAGGGCGCGGCACGCAAGGCTTTGCGTCACAAGGAGAAGAATGGTTCTTCATGTGGCACGGCTGTGGGTTGGGAGCGAGCGAACCAAATCGCTTCCGGGGAGAAGCTTAGTCTCTCTACAATCAAAAGAACATTCTCATTTCTGTCACGATCTGAAACCTACAACCAAGGAAAGTTTTTTGACTCTGACGGGAAAGAAATCTGCGGCAGCGTAATGTACGCTGCGTGGGGCGGCAGCAGCATGAAGAGCTGGTGCAGCAGAATAATTAAGGAAAACGAATAACATGGCAAAAAACGTAGAAAAGCGCTTTGTCGATGCTGACTTTGAGATTCGTTCGGAAGAAGGCAAGCCCATCACCGTTAGCGGTTATGCGGCTGTCTTTGATGATGAGACTACAATCGGCAACGCATTCGCTGAGCGCGTAGCTCGTGGCGCCTTTGATGGTGCTGACATGAGCAACACCGTAGCCTTGTTCAACCACGATATGAATCAGCCTTTGGCCCGCGTGGGTCATGGCTTGGATTTGACTGTTGATGAGCGCGGTTTGCGATACAGCTTCCAGCTAGGCAACCAGAGTTATGCCAAAGACCTTGCAGAGAATATCCGCATGGGCAACGTGAGCACCAGCAGCTTTGGCTTCACGGTCAAAGATGACGAGTGGGATCGTCGCGACGACGGATTGAACCTGCGGACTATCAAGAAAGTCGGGCTTCTGTTCGACGTTTCACCCACAACCCAGGGAGCCTACCCAACTACTGAGGTTGGACTCCGCTCGATGGAGCTGGCTCTTGCAAACGAAGAAGTTTTGGAAATCGAAAACCAAGAAGTGCGTGAAGAGCTTGATGAAACCCTTGAGCAGCCTGTAGAAGCTGTCGCTGAAGAGGAGCGTTCCGACGCCCCTGGAGGTGACGACTGCGGATGCGGGAAAGCTGAAGAGGTGGAAGTAGAGCTTGTAGATCGCAGCATCCTGCCTAACGCTTACGCAGGCCACGACGCAATCAAGGGCAATGTCCCTGTAAAAGAAAACCTTGAGCCGGAGGCTCGTAATTCTAATATCTCAAAAGAAATGAAAGAGAACAATCCAGCCCCGGCCATCATTCAAGGCATGGGCGACACTGAAGTACACGCTTCTAAGCGGTACTCATTTGGTAAGGCCATCCAAGAAGCAGCGCAAGGTCGCTTGACCGGCTTGGAGGCTGAGTTGAACGCTGAAGCACGCAGCGAGTTCGCTCAAGCAAAAGTTAACATCAACGGCGGCATCTGCGTCCCATCCTTCGTGATGCGTGACGCTTCGTCTATTGCAGACACCTCTTCTGGTACCAACCTTAGTTGGGGCGGTACCAAGGGCATCCAAGATAGCGGCTTGGTAGCAGCCTTTGCACCAAGCGACATCGCTACTCAGCTTGGAGCCCGCACTATCTCTGGTGTCTCTGGAGACATCGTGTTCCAAGTTCAAGGAGATAAGCTTGCAGCTGATAAGCATGCTGAAGCAGTTACCGCTACAGAAGACAACGTTACGTTTGTGGGTAAAACACTGAGCCCCAATCGCTATGCTGCTTACACCCGCGTCACCGAGCAGCTCTTGGCTCAGTCCGCTGACGACATGGGTGCATTTGTGGCCGCCGATATCCGCAAGGCTATCGACGCTAAGTTTAACGCCGACATCGTGGCTGCTATCGACGCTGCTGCCGACGCTTCTGCTACTGGCGCCGCAATCGCTGCCGACGCCTCTACCGGCAACGCCGCTGCTTTGGCCGCCCTCCTTGGCTTGGAGGCTGATGCCCTCGGTGCCGATGTGCCCCTTGAGAACCTCCGAGTGCTCTGTGGCGCTACCGCCTACCGCACAGCTCGCCAGGTAAGCATGGACCAGGGCTCTGGATTGCTCGTCGCTGGATCTCCTCTGGGACGTCGCTCTGTTCTGGGCTACGATGCCGTCATCAGCTCTTCTGTGACTACTGGCAACATCTACTTCGCTGACCAAGCCAACATGGTGCAGGCTACGTGGGGTGGTATGAACATTATGGTTGACCCATACACCGACGCTCACTTGGGTGTGGTGCGTATCCTCGCTAACGTCTACAAGGACTTCACCACCTTGCAGGGCGCTGGATTCCGTGGATTGTCAAGCTTCAATTTGACTGATGCCTAACAACAACCCTTAACCGAAACTGGGGCTAGGAAACGGCCTGGCCCCTTTTTTCTCTACGCATGAATATAAGTATTGTACGAGAGGATGGGCAGCGCCCGTGGACTTTGTTCAGCGAAACAGAGGAGACGGCTCGTGCCATTATCCGTAGTCACGTCCGCGTCTATGACGACACGGATGATGCGCTTCTTGATATGTACCTCTCTGCTGCTTTGGATTACATGCAAGAGCTCAGCGACAGAATCCTTGGGAGTTCTATCGTCACTATCAGGCTCAATAAGGACGAGATTAAGCGTCCTGTAATCATCCCAAAGGTACAGAACGTCACCTTTGTCCACTCCTTGAAGTACAGGACCAAGGACGTTGATGGCGAGTTTCCTTATGGCGACTCGTATTCTTTCTACCTGGACGAGATTCCAGAGAACGAAGTAGCTCAGGGCGTGACGCTCGTTAGCGGTGAGCGCTACTATGAGCTAGAGCACGGCGGCCATACCCACCACATTGATTATTTCATCAATGGCTCTCCCGACGACTTCACGCCGGTTGGCTATACGCAGACTCTCTACAAGTACGACACGGTAACAAACGAGTACGACGTCTTTATTCAAGGGACTTCTACCCCTTATGTAAGCGACGTCTCTTTACGAGACTTGCTAGATAACGAGAACAGCCTCACGAAAGGCTTCTACAAGCTCACTGACGTGCTCGTTGACGCTACCACTGCTACCGTAACATCGACATTCTACTTTGTAGTAACCGACGGCACAGATCTTTTCGACTGCGACTTCATCTATCGCAGATATCCCATGTACTTGGAGATTGGCAAGCTTGCAGAGCTTCCCTCTGACGCCTCAGAATACAATGAGGACTACGTGCAAATCGTACTCGACGCAGGGACTCCTTTGCCGGAGCTACCATTCCAATATGCTCAAGCCGCCCTTATGCTTACCGCTCACTACTACAACCAGCGAGAGGCAGAGGCCATCGGCGTTATGACCACTGAAGTTAAAGAGGGTGTTCGCCGCCTGATGCAAAGCGTAAGACAATACTGATGCACGCGGGAAGGCTAACAGAGAAGATTGAAATCTATGAGCGCACCAACTCTATCAATGATTTCGGTGACGTAACGACCTCGTATGAGGTTTTCAAGGATAACGTCTATTGCCGCATCTTGCATATCGGCACGCCTTCAGCCGGAGCTAGTGAGTACATCGACAACATGCAGGAGCTTGGCGAGATGAAGGTTGAGTTCGAGTGCCGTTGGATTAACGGCGTGAAATTCGACATGCAGGTAAAGTGGAACGAGGCGTGGTTCGACATCTATTCCATCATTCCTTTCGGACGACGCGAGGGTATGCGCATCCGTGCGACCCGTCGCGATCACGACGCAGGAAGTAACCCCTTCAGCAATGCCTAACAACGGAATTAGAATCCACCTCAAAGACTCTGATGTCCGCATGCTCAGCCGAGGCATCAAAGGAGCCAAGGGTGTGGCGGAAAGGACGAATCGCCTTATCGAAATCATGAAGGTTTCGGCAGAGCCCGTCAGACAAGAGATGGAGGATTTGGCGCCAGTGCGTACCGGTGCCCTGGGTCAGTCTATGAGAAGCAGGAAGCTTCAAAAGACTGCGCCTGGTGTTGTAGGCATCAGGGTTGGCCCTACCCGTGGCGAGAAGCTTGCGGGATGGCGCGCTCACTTCATTGAGGCTGGCACCAAGCATCATGCCCCCAAGCCCTTCATAAGAAAAGCAATCGCCAGAAAACTTCCGCAGACGCTGCGGGCACTCAGGCTTAACCTTCAGATTCTTCTGAAAAAAACTACAACAACTATTTGACATGGCAATCGTAAATGCAAACTGCCTCGGTGTTTACTACATTGACGGCGACTCAACATCTCCCCTCGACGTTCAGGTTACTACAGACTTGACCTCAGGTAACGTAGACGACACGGAGGGCGCAATCGACCTTTTTGTTACATCAGCCGACTTCTTCCTCGGAGCAGGTACCACTGATGGTTCTTCTGACGTAACCGAATCCACTTTCACCTTGGCTGCTGCCGCTACTAGCAGCACCCTCGACGTATCGAACTCAGTGGAGGAGACCGTGGCTCGTGATGGATCTTGTTCTTCCACTCGTCACATCGTAACCTCAGCTACTACGTGGAGCGTTAGCGCTGACGGCTTGGTGGCCGATGGAGCTACAGAAGACAGCGCCATCGAGCTTCTCGATATGGCTCGTGCTGGCGACTACGTTATCGTAAAGTTCGCTGTTACGGGCAACGGCACTGGCGACGTCCAATACGTGGGTCAGGGCTTGATTGAGTCTATCTCTATCAGCGGCGGTGTTGACGAGGTGGCTACCTACTCTGCTTCTATCAGCGGATACGGCAAGCTCTACAAGTACACAGTAGCATAATTACCTTAGCGGGGCGGTGGCATTGGGCTGCCGTCCCACTAACCTTTTAACCCAACCACAATGAACGAATTTCGCGGAGAGTTTGAAGTAGAAATCGCAGGAAAGAAGTACCAGGGTAAGCTTAGCATGAATGCTTTGCGCCTGTTGTGCAAGTATGAGAACATCGACTTGGACAGCCTTCACGAGTATCTAACCAAGGATCCTATGACTGGCGTCTGCACACTGACATACCATGCTATCAAAAACAAAGCGCTTCTTTCTGGCACTGACTCTAATCTTCCAACTCTCGAAGTCTTCATGGCTCAAGCGCTTGACGAACCTAAGGTCTTCGCGCAGATGAGCCAAACTGTCATGGAGAACCTCTCTCCAAACAGCGAAGATGAGGAGTCAAAAAAAGCTTGAGGGCGGCAGCCGACGGGAAGCCCTTAAAGCTTGCGTCCCTTTATAGGGATTCGATGGTCATGGGGCTGCTTCCAGATCAATTCTGGGACATGACCTTCAGAGAAGTTATTTGGTATAACAACGGCTTTGTACGCCGCTCTGCTATGCAGTGGGATCACACTTCTTCTGTCATGGCTTTGCAAGCGAATATAGCCAGCCAAGGCAAAGGGAAGAGATTCAAGCCTAATGATTTCCACCCCTATGCCGAAGTGTATTCTAGTACAAGCCCCAAGGACGTGAAGGCGGCCCAGGAGCTTTTTGACAAAATGAAGAAGTTCTAATGCTCGGAGGTCTTAACAGTATCTACAGAATGTCGCTGATGCTCACGGCGGACATTCGCGGCTTTACCACGAACTTAGACAGGGCTCAGACGAAGCTTAATAAGTTCAATGTTTTGGCTACCAAGGCCGGAGCCTCACTTACGAGGGGTCTTGGCCTTGCCTTTGGTTATGTCGCCACCCAAGCTGTTAACGCCGCCGCCGAGTTTAATAGGAGCAACACCCTTCTCCGTCAGATTGTTGGGGCCGGGGGCATCGGGGAGCTCACCGATGAAGCCAACAGGCTGGGTCGGCAAAGTATCTTTATGGCTACGGAGGTTAGCGCGGCTCAGCTCGAGCTTGCCAAGCTTGGTTTCCGAGCCGAAGAGATTAACTCCGTACTTGGGAGAACTGTCAAGCTAGCCACCGTCTTTGGCACGGAGCTAGACGATACCAGTAAGACCATCGCCGCCACAGTGCGTCAGTTTGGCCTTACACTTCGTGGCGCTGAGGGCTTAGAAAACGTAGCTCGGGTCACCGATGTTATGGCCGCCGCCTTTGCCAACTCTGCTCTAGACCTAGAGAAGTTCAAGCAGGCCATGAAGAACGTTGGTCCTACAGCTAACGCTACAGGGCTAGACCTAGAAAAAACCACGGCACTTCTTGCCGTCCTAGCCAACAGAGCTGTAGATGGATCTCTCGGGGGTACAAAGCTTCGCTCTACGCTATCCGACCTCGCTAAGCAATTCCCCGATGTACAGGAGGCTCTTGACTCACTAGCCGGCGGAACGCTTGAATACTCTCAGCTCGTAGAACTCCTGAACAAAAGGGCGGCTCTTATCGGTGCCGTCTTCCAGGACGCTGGCGACGAGATTGAAGACTTTGAAAGAATCTTGCGGGCCGCTAGCGGCTCTCTTGATGCCATGAACGAAGGCATCGAGCAAGAGTTGTTCTTCAACGTCGAAAAGCTCAAGAACGCATTTAACAGTATATCGAGGGACATCGGTGATTCTTTAGCTCCCTTAGTTAAAAGCCTAGCCGATGCTTTCGACGACTTAGCGGTCTCTGTTAGCCTCATAGACGAAGAAACACTAAGAGCAATAACAACCGGTATTTTAGCTTTAGCTGCTGCCGGTCCAGCCCTCTTTGTGTTCGGAAAAGTTGGCACCATCTTAGGTCAGTTTACCGGAGCCATAGCCGGGTTGTCTAAGCAGCTTGTCAGGCTCGGTGGATCCGCATCAGTAGTGAGGGGTTTGCCTGGCGCTCTAGGCCTCGTGGCTACTGGCGCCTTGCTTGCTGGCAATGAGGTGGACAAGTTCTTCAAGAGAATTCAGGATAGCAACGTCTACTTCAGAAAGCAAAGGGAGGAGCTGGAGAAGACAAGGGCTTCGCTCGACAAAACTCGTAAGAGTTATGCTGATGCGCTAGCCGAAGAGATTAAGAGACCTTCGGTAGGAAGGGCGCAGTTAGAAGCGTTTACCGGGGTCAATAGCCTTGCAAAGGCACAGGAGGAAATTGCTTTCTGGCTACAAAAGCAGGCTGATACTGAGGAAGCATTAGCTTATCTTACGCTTCCGTCAAAAGTCAAGAGTGCTGAGGAGTATCTTGAGCAAGTAAACGTAGAGATAGATAGGCTTAATAGGCTTATCGCTATCTACAAAGAAGAGGAGAAGGCTAAGATAAACCTCCTTGCATTGGATGAAGCGCAGGCTGACGCAGCCAAGCAAATTTCTGATCGAGAGCGAGAGGCTCTTAATTACGCCATCCAAAGAGAGAACCTTAAAAAGGTTCAGGAGGCAGAGCCCATCAGGGTTCCTTTTGCAAACCTAGCTATTGAGGGGTTAAGCGGCGCCGACCAGCTCGCTGGAATTCTAGCAGATGCCTTGGGTGGCGCAGAGATTAGGCAGGGATTTGAGGTTCTTGAAGGTATTCAGCAGATAGAACTACCAGAGGAGGAGTTTGAAGAGCTTGACGAGTCAATCACTAAGACGGCAAATGCGCTTGTCAAGATAAGAGAGGGTTTCGATGACTTAAAGGCCTTTGCTTTTGATTTTGCAGATAGCTTCGGTCAAGCCTTCTTGCAGTCGAGAGACGAATCGGTCAAGTTCGCGCAAGCCTTCAAGGACAACTTCATCAAAGCCATCAATGCCGTAATTGCAAAGGTCATCACACTTATTGCTCTCTATGCCATCCTCGCTCTTATCAGCGGTGGCACGACGCTCGCTGGAGGCCAGACCTTTGGCGTTGGCTTTAGGGAGTTTACTCGATCCAATCCATTTGGAGAATTCATTGGAGAGGGGCTTGGATTTAGCAAGATGCGGGCTTCTGCTGGAGCCGGATTCGGTGGTGGTGGCGCTGGCGGGCTGAAGGTTATGGGTGCCATCTCTGGCGACAACCTCGTAATTATGAACCAGACAGGCCCACGGGCATACGATCGTACATTTGGATAATGGCTATCAACACAATCTTTGAGGGCGAGTACGGAGAGCGTGGAGCCATAGACCAGGAGTACACAGTCCGCATAGGCAGCATCTCCGGAACGGTAGGCACCATCGCTGCTGAGCACAGACGCTTTGAGATGTATGAGCCTGGGTTCTCTGTCAAGTGGCGGGGCTCTGATATGATTCGTCGGGGCGTGATGGGCTCTAGCCTATCCTTCACTGCCGCCTTAAACGAGACGCAGCTATCCAAGTGGAATCAGATGCTAGACGCCGACGAGGGCGATATCTACATCTTCGTATATAAGGGGCCACCAACTAGTTCAGCAGCTTTGTGGTGGTTTGGGCACCTTCTCATTGAGCAGACCTCTATTCAAATAGAGCAGGACAGAAGCCATATATCCTGCACTTTCACCGACGGCCTGGGCCAACTCTCAGGGGCTCCCTTTGTTGATGACAATGGCGACGACTACGTAGGCCTCAAGAAGTGCTCCTTCTGGATTAAAGAAATCCTTATGAAGCTTCCAGGGGTAAAGGCAATTAAAGAGACGTACCCAATCCTTCCTCTGTTTAACGAGGCTGGCCTGCCATTCTACGAGGCTAAGCACACCGATGGCAACTTCTACAAGTTTCCAGAAACAGACCCCGTACTAGATAAGACGAGGATATACGCAAGAACCTTTCAGAAACCAAAAACGGAGGTAAATAGAATTCGTGAGCTAGAGGCCTTGCCTGAGTTCTTCTCGTGCCGAGAGGTGCTCGACGACCTATGCGAGTCGTTCGGGGCGTGTATATGCCTACAGGGTGGCAGGTTCCACTTTGTAAGCAATACCTCCCTAGCGCTCTTCCAGGGTTCTAGCTCTATGAAGGCCAATCAATACGTTGTGACTTTTGCCACGGGCAATCTTACTCCCGTGACAGACACTACCACTTCGTATAACATCGGATCCATAAGCTCGAACAGGTATTACCTAGAGGGCGCCACAAAGAACAGGACGATGCCTGTTAAGCAGGCCAACCTAGTTCATCAGGATGGCGGCTCAGACATCATCTATCAGGATGGGTTTTTCCTCAACCGACGCTACGATGACGACATCTTCGGCACGGGAAGGATGCCTATCCTCAATGAGATTCGTAGAGACTTAAACTACGAGTATCAGCAAACTGCTGTCACGGGCCCCGCTGTAAGTACGTCGTGGAGAATCTACCCTCACGTAGCCACCGACTACACTGGATTCCCTGCTAAAACGATAGAGGATTTAGAGATTGCTAGTGGCCAGGATGTGCGAATCAACTTCGGGGGTCACATCGGCTTTTCTAAAGACGGGACCATAGCAAGCAGCCCATTCCCTCGGGCTCACGTGGGATGTACCGTAATCCTCCGCATGAGGCTTCAGATTACTGATGTCAACGGAGAGAACTACCGCTTGTCGCGCACCGTATTCACTCACAAGCAAACTGCAGGCGTCGACGACTACATTACAATCAATAATGTGTCAATAGCCTACGATATCGTGAGCGGCACCTTCACCTACGTCGATAGAAACTACTTCAGAAAGCTATACAACAATCTCGACTGGGTTCACGAGGACGAAGCTGGATATGCCGACGCTTGGTTTGAGCTTATCATCCCGCACCACGAAACCCTAAATACTGGCGATACATGGTCTAGTACCGTCTACCCGCTCACGGAGCAATACGGCGCTCAGGAGGGATGCGCCCCTATCGGCACTGAGCCAGAAGACACCGATGTCACTGGCGCTGGTGTCGTCCTAAAAAACTCTGACGACGACGGCACCTTCTCTCACTACTTCCGAGAAGACATCAGGCTTTTCCTGCCTCAGGATATCAATGGAGACGACGTTTCCTTTGAGACCTTTTATGTGGAATGGGGGCTCGAAGAGTGGTTATGGAATGAAGGCCCTCGATGCAATGATGGCACCGTATTCACACCGCTATGGCGAAGCTCTACGGCAGGCAACGCTGACGGGACTGAAAAGTATTCTAGCGCAGGAAACTGGCGCAACTACCCTGAGTTTGTGCACTTCTGGGGCGCACGCATCTTTGCTGGAGACGGCTCCGAAACCGCAGACATCACAACGAAGGTGCGCGGTGGCGACGGCTACGAGGTTATGTCGCTTGGATCTTCGCGCGTGGGGTCTCGCCTTACCTATCAAGGCATTCACGCCCTAGGCACCATCTGGGGCGATGTGAGAACCTCTGCCACCACGTGGGGTACATACCAGCTGGATAAGCTCAGATGGCGCCCTCACAACCCTGAAGACGTCACCTACGGGGCCGGGGCCTCAATCGTGTACGATAGTCTTCACGCTGTTGCTTGCACCGAGTTCCTCGAGGTTTTGGGTAAGTCTCGTTCTAGAATTGATGGGTCCATTATTGCCAGAAACAACAACGGCACCGCGTTCATAGGTCCGCTGCAATGCTTCAGCACTTCGCAGCTCGACGGGACGTTCTCATACAACCTTATGCCTATGAATATGGAGTGGTCTCTGTATGGAGGCAGTCGATTTACAGCCCTTGCAGTAGGCTTCGATAGGTACGACGAGATTACGGCTTATGAGGAGGATTACGTATCCACCCGTGGTGGCGGCAGGGTCTATACGAAGCCTGGCTTTGGGTCGGTCTCTGTAGCCTTCGAGGGCGCTGGCGTGCAGGATGACATCGATGGCATCATCGACGACGTAAACGGCTTAACTACTACTGTAAACACTAAGAGCGACGAGCTGGAACTCTTCGCAATCTTTATTGAGAAATAATGCCACTGAATTACAAAAGCATACAGAAATCGTCTACGACGCCGCAGACCATTGAGATTTACGAGTGCACCGTCACTTCCGCTCTGGTAAAGTCCATGTCTATTCATAATGGCAGTGGTGGTGAAGCCGAGGTGATTGCTAAAATTCAAAAGTCTGGACAAAGCCAAAAGGTTTTGTATCAGAACAAGTCCATCGGAAGTGACACCACGATTCAGCTTCTCAATGAGGTCGTAATTCTTGAGAATGGCGATAAGATTTGGATTGAGTTCAGCGCTGGTAGCATTGACAGCACCACGATGCTTGTGGAGAGTACCGCCGTGCTCAACGCCACTAGCGTCAAGGAGCTGAGCGATTGGTCTACCACTACCCCCAACGACGGACAGGTTCCTACATGGAACAGCGCTACGGGTCAATACGAGCCTGAAGATTCATCGGCTACTATTAACGGCCTCGATGACATTAACGACGTCTCTGCTTCAAGCCCAACCAATGGCGATGTCATTGTGTACAACAGTGCTATCAGCACGTGGGTTACGTCTCAGTCTCTGGCCAACTTGATTGACACGTTGAAGGATCCTACGCCAGACACCACTGTGATTGAGAAGGATGCAAGTAACAAGATTACAATCGACAACACCACTGGCAGCGAAAAGATTTCTGCTACGGTAGACGGCACGAACGCCCTTGAGTTGACAGACACCGAAGCCAGGGTTCTGAGTGTTGTGGTGCAAGACCAGAATGAGGTTCAGTTCAAGCAACTCGCGTCTAATGGTGCTAATTACGTAAGCCTAAAGGCTCCAGCGCAGTTAGCTAGCAGCGTAGACTTCGTGCTGCCCAATGCTGATGGCGCAGGCGGGACTTTTCTGAAGACCAACGGATCGGGTTCGCTCTCTTTCGCTAGCATC